GAGATTAATCAAGCTGCAAAAGCTGGATGGTTAAACTTCGATGAAAAAACCTTAGTTGATTACTCCTTTGAAAGTTCAGGGGAAACTGAGCAGGGTATTTTATTTAACAAAATGCGGATGTTGGTATGCCCTCGGACTCCCGTTTTAGCATTAGATAAAGCTGCAACCAAAGAGCAGCAACAAAACGTTTTTACAGGTTACTACAAGAAAGCTATATATGGAGCAGACGAAAACTTTACCAACTTTCAAGCGTTTGAAGTCCTATTATTGGACAAGGAAAACAAACCACTGCATCAAGTTCCACTTAGCCTCAAATTGAAAGGTGCGGCTCAAGCATCATTTTCACAAAAATGGCAAGAATTTGTCCAGAAGATTACATCTTGTCACGCCATTTCCTGTGGAATCCCAGCTAGTGAAAAGGCAATGACGTTCAAATCTCTTTGTGTGTTTGCGTTTGAAGTGAAACGCGAAATGGCAGGGGATAAAACCAAGTCACCCGCCTGCAAAGTCACAGGCTACGAAGTCCCAACGCTCGAAAGTTGGAAAAACTACTTTGTTGGCTACGACACCCAGACTAAGGAATTTGTCTGGCAAGGATTACAGCCTAAACGCCCCTTGATTCAACCCGAACAAATTATGGCGGCGCTACCCCCTGTTAGTGATGTGGAAGCATTGGCGGCTGCGGGTATTGATTTCTAAATAATTGCCTTGGTTTTTAACTTAACTCTGGGGGTGAAATTCCCCCAATTCAAAACTCTACAACACAGAAATTATGAACTACAAAGGCTACGAAATCACAAGTAGAACTTTAACTTTAGCTGTCAATGATGACTGGTTTAGAATGATTGCCAGTGGTGTTAAAAAAGAAGAATACTGAAAAATCAATCAATATTATTATGCTCGATTTGACAAGCCGATAACCCACCTGGTTATTCGTAATGGTTACGGCAAAAAACGCCCGTCTGTAACAGTTGAATTGTTAGGGATAGGGAAAGGTATTCCCAAACCAGAATGGAGTCAGGGAGAGAAAACAATCAAGCAAGGGGAGGAGTCTTTCATCCTTGCATTGGGGGAGATTGTTGAGGTTAATTCTGGGGAATTAGCGATCGCATAACTTCAACTCAACAGAAAGGAGGTGATGTTTAGACGAGGATCATCAGTCATCTGGTGTTTGTGTAAGTAAGACGAATCCGGGGTAGGAAAGACCCTTGAACTACCCTTTTTTTTAACAAATTAACAGGAGGATAATGAGCGAATTTAAAGGATTTGTAGTCAAGAATAGTTTAGGTCAAGTTGTATTTTCAAGTTCAAGACACAGCGAAGCACGGAAAGAATGCGAACGTCTGAACCTAGAAGGAAAAGACAAATTCACCATTGAAGAAAACTGGAAAGGAACCCCGACAAGCGTAATCACCAGAACAAGGAAAATATGAGAAAAACAATTACAACACAGACAATTTATGGACTAGGAAAAGCTCAAGCCACAGCTAGAAAATGGTTGGCAGTTAACCGACTTGATGATGATTATTGGGGGATAACTTATATTCCGTTTGGGGTACGTTTTCCTGGTTGGTTTGCTACAAAAAGAGATGCGATCGCAGCGTCAAAAATAGCAAGGAGAATATTCCCTTATCCATTCAAAAATAACGAACACCTGATGCCAACAGAGGCGCAGTGGTTTGAGGTTTTAAAAGACAATGCAATTCCATTTATTAGATAGGAGAATCTCATGTTACAAGTTGAACCCGAGTCTGAATCAATTGATAACGTTATTCAGTTTGCAGACAAGTCCCCTGTTGAAAAGAATCAGGGAACAATGATGAACAAACAGGGAAAACTACACTTAGACATCTATAACTTGCAGTGTGACTTGATATCAGGGGGGATCAATAAATTTACTTACATCCTCTATATGATCCGACTTCTTTATGGGACTGAGAAGGATATAAAAATCACCCTAGAGAATTTAATTGAAGTCCTGAATTGTGACGGGGCAACTCCACTGGGAGCAGAGAAAAAGATTCAATTTGAAATAGCAGACGTTCAGGTTGAGTTAGCAAAGATGAGTAAAAAGGGTTTGCTGACAAGCTACGAGGTTCCCATTCAATTAAATATTACAAGCCTATGATTGCCACTACTCAGACCCTAGAGGATTAAAACAATGAAATTATTTGATCGGATGCGCGACGAAACCCGTGGCGGAATCTATGACGGAATCCATGACTGCACAGTTAACTTTAAAATATGGTGGAATCTTGTCTACCGCAAAAGTCGCTACGACTACCAAAGAAAAGCATTTTGGTATTGGCTATCTTACCCGTCATCGGAGGGCAATTAAAATGCTTAAAATTACCGGATCTCGATACTTGCATAGCTGGCTGTTATCTGTTGAAAAACGAGCGTTCGATCCTCGGATGTTGAGGATTGAATCTTATCGGCAACTAGAAAGCGAATTGATTGACCCCAATGAATGCCAGTCAACGGGTGAGCATTGGAACCAGGAAGACAAAAGACAAGAATGCTATTTGATAGATATTGAAAGTGATCGTGTTTTTTGCTTATCCCGAACATCAGCAAACTTGAGATGGGACTTAGATTTTGAGGTTGATTTTAGTTCTGTACTTTCCGGAAAATGAAAAAAGATTTGTAGATGACGAGATCGAAAAGCTAGACATCAAAATCGACTATTACCAATACTAAAACGTCAAATAAGAGGGTTTAAACTCCCTCTCCTAAACTTCACTTACTTAGGACTTAAATCAATGCAGAAAACTAATTTTAAGATTGCCACAAAATTCTCAGACGCTACTCGCACCTCGCACCGAAAACCTATCGAATACACAGAGGTAGAAGGGTTTGTTGTCGGGAATTGGGGAATTACCAATTATTGGGCCGGGGATGGTTGGATTGTCTACCATACTGTTAAGGGTTTGAGATTGTCCTATCTATATTTTGAGTGGGATAACGCCGTTAAAGTTTTGGAGATGACCGTTAAATTGTTTGGGGAAAACAACGATGGCGAACCGACCTCCGATAATTATAAAAAATCCTGTGATTGGGAGCGCGAAGCGCGCCCAATAGCGTCCCGTGAATGCCTTTATTTTGACGATGATGATTAATTGATTGATTCTCAACAATAACCAACAATCCCTAGGGGTCAAGCTAACCTATGTAATGTCCTCCGGCATTGACGGGTGGGACGAGATTTAGGCATTAATCTGATGGTAACTCCAAAGAAGCTCACTCTACCTAGTGGGCTTTTCTTGATCGTCATCTGAATCATCAAGAATCCGACTAATTAATTCGTCTGAAGATATCTCTAAATCTTCAGACCTTTCCTTTAACATCCGACTAATCAAGTCCAAATTAGCTTCTATCCTAGCCTGAAGAATGTTGCCAGCTAATGCGGTCGGGGTTGTACCCTTCAGGAAAGCCCATATTCTAAGCCACTTTCGGTAGAATGCTGAGGTTGTTAGTCCTAATCTGTATTTCTCATCGGTTGCCATAATAGTTACTTTAGAGTTACCCTTGAGTATATGATATTTTAATCACGCTAAAAGAGGCGAGAAGGCTCTAATCCCTCTCCCCTCAATCCCAACCCACCTTAAAACAAGTTGAGACAATACCATGTTAAGCCAAAACGACCGTATTAACCCAGTTCATTTACTGCAAAGTCGGTTAGGTTGGACTATCGAAAAGATAGCCGAAGAAATGGATTATTCTGTAAGCGCAGTTAGCAAATGGAGCTCAGGCGATCGCAACCCATCACCAAGAGCTATAAAAGAAGCCCAGAAAGTATTAGCCAACTACCAATGACAAATTGAAAACTCAAAACCAAACCCTCTCCAGTCCTTTACTGCGGAGGGTTTTTTAGTGTCTATCAATCTTGTTCACAAGTGCAATCACAAGTGAATTGTCGCCCCTTTGATATGGGTTTATTGTTGTTGTTAGTTAAGCGTTTCATTTCGCTTAACAAACAAAAACCAAACGATTTGTAATCATTTATGCGGAGCGCAAGTATTGAGGAAATTACCCATTTTACCCGTGAGCAGGTAGCCGAGAGTTTAGGAGTTTCGGTTAATTACCTCCGAACCCTATGTCAAGACCTCCGAGGCGTTTTAAGCCCAGAGGAATTTGATTTTCAACCCAATGACGGCATGATTTCGGCTGATGCTGCAAGCAAGTTAATCGAGTACAAAAACAGGGCAAGAACTCGAACCCGTGAACGGATTTTAAACGACATTAAATTAAGAGGATTATGACAGCACAAACTCAACAAAACTACGACCTTGACGCGATCGCATCTGCGGTTGGAGTCAAATCAGAAAGAGCCAGATTAATCATCTCCTCTCTGGTAGAAAATTTCCATTTTGACGCAACAAATGTTCCTCAAAATGGGATGGTAGCGATTCTTTCTTCAATTATCGGAATACAACAAACCCACTCATTGTCTGTTTCCCAAGCTGTTGAAAAATACGTTAAAGACTTGCAATCCCAACAGAAGAAAGCGGGGGGAAAAACAGAACACGCAGCCGGATCTATGGCTGAAACAATCGACAAAATGGCTGACAATTTAGCCGAACAAATAGCCCCCAAGGTTGTCGAACTGGCTGCGGAAAAACTACAAGATAAAGTCTTAGAACATTTTGCCCAAGGCTTTGAATTTGCAAAAGTAACAACCTGTTTCAATCAAGTGGGAATGATTATTGATGCAGAGATTCGAGAGGTTGAAAGAGCAGATCGATTTCAACTTACCGGAAGTGAAAACGTTCTCAATTACTTTGCGTTGCCAGAGGGCAAATAAACCAATCAAAAAACAATATCCCGATGTGGTTTTTCTTATGCACGGAGGGATTTGTTAAGTAAAAACCAGGTACAGATTATGGTGTCATCTATCGCAAAAACAGCAAACAATATTAAGAAGTCAATGATTAACACAATCATACTCCTAATAATTGGAACGGGTATTGGAGGTGGTAGTGTCATCTGGATGCTACAAGCAAATGCAAACGGTATTTGCAGTCTACTCTCTGCAAAAAACCAATTCATTAACATAGTGCAAAAGGACTCAAAATAATGGATACAATTCTTCTCCCGTTGGTTCACGACAACCTGTCATGCGACACGGCAATTTCTCACAAAACCTTGGCACGACTTGGCACAAGCCTTGTCTTATGCCTTGTCTCGCCCTCTATGACAGGTCACGCCTTGGCACAACTCCCGCCAGGTTATGAGTTTCAACAGGCATATTTGCAAACAGAAACTATGCCACAAAGACCGTGCCAAAACCGTCGAACCATCCAAGAATACGAATACACATTACCCCAAGAAAACCAAGAATATGAGCCACGTCAGTATCAACAGAATCCAGAGATTGCAGAACGCGGATACGGTGATTCAGGATTATCGTACAGGTTCAACGTCGGAAGTCAAAATACCTTTATTTTTGACATTTTCTGAACTTGAAGAAATGCGGAACAAAATCTTAGCCAAAGAGAAATGTTCTGATGTTGACCTTGAAAAACTAGCATTGATTAACGAAAAACTAGGAGATTTACCGATGAAGGACAAGTTTAAAAGTATCAATTATTTTGCTTTAGGTCTGGGTGTTGTAGCGGGTTTGCTATTATCAATAATCATGAAACCTCAGCAAATGCAACCCAACACATTTTCCGTCCCTGCTAACAGTGGAGCGCCAGTAATCTACAATATCGACAACAATTAGCAATGCACCAAATTAAACAATTAGAAAGTTTAATACCGTTGATGATTTTAGGTATTTTCCTAATAATCCTACCCGTTATTTGTGCGGTTATTAGTCCATCAACTCCCGATTATAAACCGATTATTTCAAAGCCCGAAAATTGAAACAAGGAAAAAATCATGAGTAAGACAAAAATTGAAGTCAACTATTATGAAGCACCTGGTCAAAACTACCAGCAACAACCTTCTAATAATTGCCAACAGCAACCCAATCAAAACGTGACATCAGATTGGTCTTTAAATGTAATGCTTGTTCCTCTAGGTTTTCTGTTTTTGCTGTTTTTCTGGCCTATTCTCTTGGGAGGCACAAGACAGATTAATTATGTGCCACCAAGTAATCCCGTAATTATCAATAACCGATAGATGGATAGCATTTATACAAAAAAGGAAATGATGTTTTGGATAGTAGTTTGGTTCTTAACTTATTTCCTTTGCTTACAAAGAGGGGGTGCAGATATTACCGATAATCGCACCCCAGAAAATACCGGAGCCTTTTGTCGAGCTTATGTCCAGGGGGATTTATGGTAATCAGCAAAAGATTTATTGTACAGTGGATGATTTTTGGAATCTTTATGTACCTGGCAATCCCCCCGCTAGTCGTGATTCACAACAATATTGTTTGCAACAGGTATTTTGAACAAATCAGAGCTAACAAATAAAAAAAACAAAGGAGACAAATGGATTTTTTTAAAAACAAACAAAATTTAATTTGGGGCGGTATCGCGTTAGTCGCATTGGCTTTTTCCCTCTACTCTGGAAAATTAAGTTTACCGGGTCAGCATCAATCACAGTCACCGCAACATCAAACACCAGGCTCAATAAATTTAGACTGGTAATCTCATGCTCAAAGATTTTAAATGGGCAGCTACCTATCTGGGAATAATGTGGGCTTTAGAAATGTTTTTCCCAATAGGTGACTATTTTGGAATCAGACCAGGTGTAGAAGGAATAGGACTGATGGGTATAATTGCTGCACCCTTTTTGCATGGCAATCCAGAGCATCTAATCGGAAATACTATCGGGTTTATCCCATTAGCAACCCTGACCATTCTCAAAGCACCTGGACAGTTTAATAAAAACTTCTGGATAATCTCAGTCCTAACTGGTTTAGGTGTTTGGGTGATGGGTCAACCTGGTTCAACTCATATTGGGGCAAGCGGTACAATCTATGGTTTTTTTGGTTTCTGTTTGTTATCAGCAATCTTTAGGTCAGACTTCCCAAACATAGTTTGCGCTGTAATCACTTGGGTCATGTTTCAAAAACTCATGGGCGGAATGTCGCCCGCACTGGCAAGTCAAGGTATTAGTTGGGAAGGTCATTTACTCGGTTTTGTTGCTGGTGTAGTTGCGGGGTATTTAGATGCAAACAGTCAGAGAAAATTGGGGACAAACTAAATGTATTTACAACAATCTGAAACCCAGACCTCCCCCCAGATAACAGGCGTGATGGTATTCAATTGGTCAATGGGGTTGTTATCTTTGGTTTTAGTTGGTTTGATAGCTTTTGAAGTTGTCAGATTGACAAATAAACCAACTGAGGAGTTTCAAAAGTTTGTAGCCGTAGCCAACCTTTCAGGTTATGAAAAATGCCTGAAAAACAAAGGTGGCGAAGGGTGCAAAGAACAGCTAATTATTGAATGGAGAAAAAGAAATGGCAACTAAATTAGACGGTTTACGCAATCGTTTTTCAACTGGAAACATTATCAAAGAAGCTGGCACGGGCGCTAATTTCTCTAAGGTGATGAGTCCAACAGGAAAAGGTGATATCACCCCCTATACCCGTGAACGCTCCTATGCAGGAACCGATGAATTTGACCAACAGTTCAATATTCCTGACCGAGTTAACCCATCTGAAAATGAAGCTAAGGGAGCTAAGATTATTGCCGAAAATGCAATCAAAGCAGCATCAAATAAAAAGGTAATTGTCGAAGCTCAATTGAAAGTTGATAAAGCTCGTACTGAGTGGTACGAAGCTGACCAACAATATGTTAAAGGTGTGGCAGAAGGTTCATTGAAACGTTTTGAGGAAAAGATTCAAACTCAAAAAATGTTAGATGGTCAAGCTCCTAAATACATGCAAATCGTTGGTAATTACGCTAACGAAAATGTAGGGGCTGTTAACGTGATGCGCCAGTTGGACAAAATTGAAAACTCGATGAAACTGTAAATTTATTTGGGGGTGAAACATTCCCCCAATCAAAACATGAAACTATGGAAAGTCAAAAAGTTTTCAATCTTTGGAACAGGTTTATCTTGTTCCTTTTTGTTATCACATTTTGCTTTGCTTTATCCTGAAGCTAGAGTATTGCTAATTTGTCTTTATCTGGGTTTGATTGTTGGTAGTGTTATTTTATATTTAATTTCTGATAATCAAGAATCTGTAAACTCTGACGAGTTAGTTTTTGGTGCTATAGCTTTATTGATTGGTGTTTTTTATGCTTTAGGAATAGGACAATCTTGGATAGTTTTAAGATTATTATTATGGATTTTATTGTTGATTGTCACTGTTTCAATTTGGATATATTTCACATTACCTCAACCTGAAAATAATGAATAACTCAACTACACCTGAACATTTAAAAAATCCTCACCTGTCAGCATGGTCAATAGGTCTAACCATCGCTGGTTGTAGTCTGGCGATGTTTTCACCTTTGGCAATCAACAAAAACCCACAGTTAGGGATTGTTGGCACGTCTGCGGGTGCAGTGCTATCCATTGCGGGGTGGGTGATGGGGAGTCAATCAGAGAAATCAATCAAGCTACAAGCCAAGGTAGAGGAGCAAACCGAGGCTATATTCCTGCGGCGGTTGGGGATGGAATATGAGTTAGAAAAATTTAGGGATATTAGATATTTGAACGAAAGTCAGCAAGCGATCGCGCAGCCTAAAAGCCATGATCAAACATTACCACCATCGCAACAAAGAAGGTCGGATGACAATGAAGGGAATCTTCACCGGAGTCAATTGATGGTTTTAGACCGAGAGAGTCCTGTGGAATATAATCAAGAGAATCATGATATCTATTCAGATGAACTATCATTTATTCCTTGCGATATTCCCTCCAATCATATCTTAAACTTCTATAACTGGGATAAGTTAGCCGATGAGTCTTCGGGAATATTAATCGGGGGAAATTCTGGGAGCGCAAAAACATCTCTAGGTGCTGGTTTCGTGATTGGCAAACTAACTGAGCATAAACCCGCCGAGGTGATTGTTTTGGATATCCACGCTTCAAAAAACCCTATCTGGCAACAAATGGGTTTCCCTAGGGTTGAATCAGATGTTGAAATAATTTATCAGATTTTGTGCTGGCTAATTGAAGAAGTCGAAAACCGAAAAGAAAAAGACGGGCATTCTATCATTGTCTGCTTGGATGAAATCAATGATACGATGTCCGAGTTAGCACAATTAGACACTATCAAACCATTGCAAAACAAGGAAAAAAGAGTTAAGACTTTTACTTATGCGATTCGGAAACTTTCTAATGCTAGAAAATTTGATATTTGTTTAATCGGTTTCATGCAAAGTCATAACACCGAAGCAATAGGAATTGATGGGAAGTTTAGAAATAATTTCCTTTTAATTCTTTGTGGTGCTAGTGCTAGGAGTGAGATTCAAAACTTGTGGAAACATGACACCCCTGAATTTCAGTACATCCAAAGTGCTGCCTATCCTGTTGTTGTTTGTGGTTCTAATCAGCATCAAATCGCAGAACACCCAACGCATAAACATCATCTTGAGTATAGAAAAAAAGGCAATGCTCCTGATGGTTTATTAAATCCTATTTTTTTAAATAAACCAATAGATGTTAAAACAGTTCCATCACCTAATATCAATCTAAAAAAAGATGATGTTCCCAAAGTGTTACAATCAATAAATCCCTTAGATTGTAATACCTGGCAATCAATAGATTATCCCAGTGGCTTGCAATGGCTACCACAACACGAAGCGGGAGTATATTGTGTATTTGTTGACGGTTATCAAAACCCTCTTTATGTAGGTCAATCTAAAGACCTTTGGAGACGTTGGAACAATAAAGGTGACTGGGAACATCATGTTAAAAAACATCTTGAATCAATTGGTGACGTATCGGTGAAAATAGCTTTTTACATCACAAAAAATTGGGATGAGCAAAAACGTTTAACTCTTGAGTCAGAATTACAAGCTAAATATAAACCTTCGTGGAATGGAACAGCTAACAAAACATTACCCGATAAAACACTTTCTGAATCGGCTCAAGCGGTGTTTAATTTCATCAAGGAAATATTTAAGGGTGAACCTATACCAGCCCGTGACTGTTACCGCAAATCATCACTCAGAACTCAGTTTGGATTAAATGCTGAAACTACTGAGTTGATATTTGATGAATTGCAAAATTTTGGTTTAGGTCAAAAACTAATCAAGGAAATTAATGGTTTCAGAAGTGTAAACTTTTTACCTGATATGTAGTAGAACCCCTGATTTATCCTATAAGCAAAGCAAAACACAAGCCCATGAATTATCCCGAAGTAGTCGAATCAGTCTACAGTCAAATCCTGTTAATCCCAGAACCCAATCCCATCCCCAAAAACAAAGACTTTATTTTGATGGTACTCTATCACCGGACGACAAACCCTAAAGCCAAATACCCCCGTGAAGGGGCTGTCAAAACCATTCTTGATCTTGGTTTAGAGTTTGCTCCTGTTGAGGATTGGAACATCAGCTTAGAGGATTACAACGCCGCCAAACTAAACCAACAAACCCGATGGTTGGCGTGGCGAGAGGGGCTAACACCTGTTAACTCAGGGATGAAGAAAACTATAGATAATGAACAGGAGTTTTAAATGAAAAAGTCCAAACCAAAATCAGACTATCCAGAGATTGTCGAGTTAGTTGTTGATACTGCCAGAAAACGCGGCGGCAATCAATTATTAACTGATGTCAATTGGGTAACTAAGACCCTGTTCAAATATCAGAATGGTGTGACTCCTCTGACTGATACGGACTCGGATTGCGTCAGAATTGGAGAGGAGTTAAGACCCCGTTATGAGTGGCAGATAACCAGAGATCATGTAGCTTTTGCTAATCAGAATAGTATTAAGAAGGGATGGAAATAGTTATGAAAGATTTGGAAAGTTTGCTGAATGAAGTAGAAGAAATATCGAAAGAAATAGCTAGTCATCATTACACTATTTTTAGATTTAGTAGTCATTTTAAGGGTGCTTTTGGAACGCCTGACAGACTAAGACTTGAGTTGCCACACCTTCCGGGTTTTGGTACGTTGAGAGAATTATTGATCTGGATGATTGGTGAACAAGTTAATTTCTGGGATATCGAAACAGAGAATATCGAGGGTTTTAGAATTCACAATGGGGTTTATTACAAAGAGGAAGATTTTACCAATGACATCTAGGGAACAATTAGAATATATTTGGTTAGTTGATAGCTTGGTTTTATCTGAAACGGGAAAACATCTTGATAGCTTAACAAGAAAGATTATTGAGGGAATATTAAACGATTTAACCTATTCAGATATTGCCGAAAACTTAGGCTATGATCCGGGTTATATTGGCGATAAAACAAGAATAATGCTTAGGATTTTGAGCAAAAAGACTGGCGAAATAGTTAATAAACAAAACTTTTCCTGGGTACTTGAGAGGATATTAAATACAGACCACAGCCCATCAATCATTAACCTTGCAAATATAAAACAATGATCAATACTTTCATCGGAATTGACCCAGGAAAAACCGGAGGAGTTGCTATCATCTCTCCATCGGGAATCAAACTCATTGATTGTCCAGTTATTGAGATAAAAACTAAGGTTAAAAGCAAAAAGCCAAACCTCACGCTATTTAATCAGGTTGCGGACAAGGGAACAGTCAAGTCCAAAACTAAAATCACAACGAAGTCAAGCCCTGCATTAATGGCATCGGAGTTAGCACAGTTAGTTACCTCAAACTCAACAATCGCCATAGAGAGCGTTCATTCGATGCCAGGACAGGGAGTTAGATCAACCTTTGATTTTGGGATGAATTTTGGCATTTGGTTGGGAGTGATCGCAGCGTTAAATATTCCTATGGAGTTGGTGACCCCTCAAGAATGGAAAAAACACTATGGCTTGATAGGGAAAGACAAGGACGCATCAAGGATTATTGCGGTGCAGTTATTCCCCCAGATGGCTATGGAATTAAAGCTCAAGAAATACAACGGGCGGGCCGAGGCACTTCTCCTTGCTGAATATCTGCGGCGCAAAGCAGGAGGCTAGGACAAAGCAGGAGGCTAGGACAAAGCAGATGGGTTAAAAATCTCTATGGCTATGGCACAGCCATGATCAAATGGGTAAGCGACAATCATCATAGATTTCCTTGGGTAGCCGAGGTCAAGGCTGGGGATATCCCCAAAGAAGTCAGAGGAGAGAATTTGTACAAGATATCTGTAGGCGCGACCAAGGAATCTTGGGAAATGGTTAAAAAGGAATTTGAGTCAACATTAGTGGTACAGGGTTCCAAAAACTGAAATTCTTTCTTGAGATTGCGATCGCCACCATTGGCAATTTCGCTTAATAATTCAGTTGGATCAGTTAAGAAAACAAATCCTTGAACTTTCCCTCCTTTCCACTTGCCACCGATTAAATTAAGGGATTTGGCAACTTCCAGATAAAGTTTTCTTTCTAACTGGTCTTCTGGGAGTTTGACGATATTCCCGTCAACGGTACATTTGGACAAAATATCTTCTTTCGTGGTCATGATTCTTCCTGAGAGTTGTTTTCGATGCTTTTGATACTTACCATGCTTTTAACTTTGTTACGTTCATCCTCAAAAGACAAATACGTCCCTAAATCCTCTTTTTTGACGAAAGTGATCAACGTATAACCACTGATCTCCTTTTTTTCGGCAACAACCCATCCTTTACTTGCCATCTGCTTCACTGCAAGAGCTATTTTTTCAGGGTTTTGATTTGTATATCCCTTTACCTTTATTTGGACTTTTGAGGCGAAACACCTTTTCGTGATTGTCATATTAATTTAATTCAACTCCTACTCTTTGTTGTTGGATTAGGGGTTATTCCCTATTGCTCCAATTATAACTTAAACCCGATGAATTATCAATGACAACACCAATCACTATGAGTTCAGCAGACGAGAAAAAGAAGTAATAGAAATCAATCTTCCATAAAATTCAACCCCGTAAATTAACTTTACGGGGTCTGCTATTATTTCTTTTTCTTCCAACTTTTTCCGACTTTATTTAACAAGCCAGGAAACATTCTAGTCCAAAATATTCCCCCTATAGCAAAAGCAATCATTGTGGCTTTAGTCGGTGGATCACAATTAAAAGGAAACCCACCAGCCCTATTGTCGAAAGTTTTATAACCAACAATATTGTCATCGTCAATATCGGCAGTTTTAGTAACTAGCCTTAACCAATTAATAAATAATTGAGGATCGGATTCAAAAACCATTTCAACAATCCGATCCTCAATCAATCCCAACTTTTTCGCATCCATCATTTTTACCATTTAGAAGTTTGACAAACAGTTCCCCAACCCTCAAAAATTTCCTCAAATCTTTGAGGTTGTAATCCAAAATAAAACAGAGTTTGGGAGAACCTGTTTTGATTCTGTTTCCTCCCTTCCTCAGCCCGTTTAGGGGAGTAGAATGTGAGGCGAGTATGCGGGAGTATGAAGCGATCGCACTGATTCAAAGCCTTTTTATACCAGGCTGTACTGTTGTCAGTATTGGTTAACAAGAATGCTTCCGCTTCCGTCTCGTTCAGGGTTTGAATTAATTTGTCAACAACCTTCTCAACAAATCCCGCGCTGTAGGGAGGGTTTAACCAGAGTGTCTTAGCCCTCCAGTTCTGTTTAAATCCATCATCTTGAATTGTGAATATCTTTTGAGCTTTTACCGTTCGGTTGGCAAGTTCACAGCTAAAAGGGTCTAATTCAGGAAATCCATAAAACTCATGGACTAAATCAATCAAATCAGACGGGGTATAATTTTCGTTTGAATCAAGAATTACGGGTTGTGTTTCAAATAGTGAAAGTTGTTGTATAATCATTATGTTGTTGCTTTGTGTGTTTGCTTTTTAAAAGTATCTGAGATTCTCTACAAACTCAGATACTTTTTCTTTATTATAAGGTATTTGTGTTAAAATAAATATTAACTTAGATGTTAGTAAAATTATGAAATCAGAAAATAAGAAATGTGGTTTTGCTGCTATGAGCCCAGAAAAACGTCGGGAGGTTTCTAGTAAAGGGGGTAAAGCATCTCACGATAAAGGAACGCTTCATAAATTCACGCCAGACGAGTGTAGCGATGGTGGGGTTTCCACATCACGAAACAAAGACTACATGACTGAGATAGGTCGTAAAGGTGGCAAGGTATCTCGTGATAAAGGAACACTGTATAAGTTTACTTCTGAAGATTGTAGAAAAGCGTGGAAAAGATCAACATGAACAAATTTAGATAAGAATCAAGGAAATAAAATGACAACAGAAACAGCACCAACGGAAATAGCTGCGCCGTCGATTGTGGGGTATTTACTCGACAATCAAGGGAAGACGATTAAGTGTAAAGTGACGATAAACTCAAAGGGATATATAGTGTTTTATCCCGTGGACGAGGAGTGCGATCGCAATGCCAACAACGACTGATTATGTTAGTTCGGTTTCGTTACTGCCAACAGTGGAATTTTTGGAGTTGGTAGCTAAGAAACAATGGGACTCAACCGTTAGTTATGGCCTGGGAGTATCAACTATTGTCCCGATGTTTCACTCCACAACTAACTCGGAATGGCTATGCCTTAATTCTGAATCTGAATTTTTAACAAGCCCACAGGGAACGGTATCAATCAAGAATCCGTTTAGCTACACCCGACAGGAATCGTCCCCGGTTTATATTGGCTATAACGATATTTCCATCCCATCTGCTAAGGTAAATAAAGCCAAATCACTCTATTTGTTCAGGATAGATGAAGATGGGAAAAATGAAGTTATTATGGTTTCTAATTACGACAAGAAGCCTGATAATGTTACCACCGCACCGCCATTGGATTGCTTCTCTAGGGAGTGCATGACGTGGTTTAGTAGCGATGTTGATTGGTTTACGGGGTTTGGGGTTTCTTCTCAGTCTCTGGCTTCGTTTGTGGTAGATGACAATGGGATTATATTAACTAAGTCTAGCGATATCTTATCGGGGGTAATTCCTGAATCGGTGATAACGGTTGACTATACTAATATTCAGGTTTTAAATACAGTCTCAGAGTTGACCCCGTGGGTTTCTATTCAGTTATCAACAGGGGTTCAGTATATGGGTTCAGAAGATGATAAAGCTAATATTTTATTTTTGTACTCAGTAGACAAAGATAATGATTCCTTAGTGGCTTTTGCTCATGGCTATACTTCCCCAACTATTCAAAGCTATGGTAGAATTACTACAGAGGTTTCTTTTAATTCGGGAATCATTATTATTTAAAGTTTAATATTATGACATTCTCTGGAAAGTATCAGTTTAAAACCCGCGCAGAAAAACCGATTAGAATAGCTTTTTTATATTCTAAACTAACTGAGACAGACGAGGCGTTTTCCTTTACTTCCCCCGTTAGGTCATGGCGGCGGATGCGCCCATTATATCCAGTAAATCCGTTAGCAAAACAGTCTTTTTATTGTCATGAGATGCCCGACAATTGCGGTAATTACGCTTCACTTTCTGACTGTTTAATCAGAAAACTAGACTCTAAGTTTGCACCCCAATCTGGCAGCGATGCAAGGGGTAATAATAACCCAGCCGATTCTATCATTGCTTTATTCTCCATTGGGGATGATTCTGTTAATACTGCCTATACTCAACAATTTAATATTTTTAATTTGTTATCAAGTGGTATTGGTTCCACGTTAAAGGCTGGCTTCTGGGCAGATTATGGCTCGGTTAATACGGGGATGCGACCAACAGTTCCCATACAATCTGCGGTATTATTTACAGGGATGACCATTTCAACAGGGCTAACCGATACAATGGTTGGTTATGATGTTTCAGCTAGAAAATGGAATGGTTCAGCTTTTACCGAGGGCGATAACTACTACTTCCCAAAAACAACAACCGGAATTAATTCTGTCGAAACCCTAGAATATTATGCAATAAATCAGACTGGGAATTTTACTTTAGATAGCTATGGTGGATTTGTTGCACATACAGCCAGCGAGGTTATCTGCAACTCTAACATTGAAGCTGTTGACTGGTATGTTAGCGGTGCAGGAAACTTCTCAGGGTCGTCATCAGAGCAGCATATAGGGTCAGGTAGACGAGCTAATATCGGCACTGGGTACGTCATTTTTCAGGGTTCCAAGAATCAATTATCAGACTTTGCAACGTTATTGGGTCAAGCTATATCTAGGTGGGATTTGGATGGTGGTGTTACCTTGCAAGTAGTCGCCAACCCTTTCGGATGTTCCACAACTGGAGACTTAAACGGTGGCGGTCTACCAGCAGACCCCGACCCCGACGCTATACCTCCCGTGACATCTGCTACATACATGGGACGCTACTCAGAGATATTTGTTAATTTTCAAGGGGATGGTGGCGTTAAAGAGGTTAAATTACCAATTCGTTTTCCGACCCGTGCCACTAAAGTTCAATATGGGGATGCAGGATTTTATAACAAGAATATTTCCCCAACATCAGGACAGCAACCCGTAGTAGCTCAGTGGACTTCTGAATTATTTAAAGGTGTTTTGGAGTTGGATGCCGACTTTATTTATGCCAAAATTTTATATGCTCCGTTTAGGGAATGGAAAGAAGGGGAAAAGCCTTTTGCCAAGCCTGCTAATAACGAAACTAGCTATAGTCACAATCAAGGCGAATGGACGCTTGAGACTAGGATATTGAACGCTCCCACTGCTTCTAATGAATATTTAGAAGCAACAAGAGATGTAGTTCCTCAAGTTGATTGGTTTAATAAATGTAGGGTTTTTAAGATTCGTCAAAGCGACATGACAATAGTTGAGGATGTCACATATTCAAGGGGAGCAAATCAAGCCATTTCTCAGGAGGGGTGGACTCACGAAATCACCAAAGATTATGTTTTACTTGACCATAGAACTGAAGCAAAATATATACCTTTCATTGGTGCAGATGATTACTTAAGCCCACCTAATTTAGTCGTACCACCAACAACAGGAAAACGGGGATATTGTGGGACTCCTATTGTTTATCCCCAGATTGGCTTAGGAATTGACCATAGAGCCCGATATCAGCTATCACCCTATACATTCCCAGACTTTCTAACACCTCAAGAATTTTGGACTGATTTAGACTGGATTATTTATTTGTTGAGTGAAAAACCCGCCAATCATTTTGTTGATTGGACAGAAAGATTGGGCTATCAGGATGTGTTAAAAAACTTGTATTTTGAAACACCTGGCAAATACTCAGGCTACGGGAGAACGCCCAGGCATGAAGCCAATGATTATGCGGGTACAAATTTAGTATACTCCGATTATACCGACATTGATTCTGGCTATGGATTTATGGATAAGATAGTAGAATATAATTGTTTTTTAGGGAGTGCTATCAGAAAGAATGGATTAATTGAAAAATGGGTAAGAGTTTCTCCCAATTCGTTCCCAATTCCTTACATTAGAATAGTTCAATAATTATGACATTTAGAACAGAAACACCGGAAATAAGATTGCTAAAAAACCTTAGATACAATCACTATGTTGATATTGGGTCTTTTCACAATATTGATATCGGAACAAATCAAACAGGTTCTATTGGCAATGTCACAATACAGCCTTCTGTTGAGGCTTTCTTGACAACAAAGGAAAGATTTAATTTTGAGATAGAGGTGATGGTAGTACAGAGGGGGGAAGATGGGAAACCCTCTGATTTAGTGCCAACAAAGCAAGTGATTCAGGTAACGGGTTTGGGATTGCCAAATCCAGGTAATGGAGTTCAAAACGATGTCACAACAAAAACCTTAAAGTTTATTGACTTCAAGGTTAATGCGATTGGTTCTTTTGGCAATTATTATGATTTGTATTATGGAGAATATTGGAGCGATGATATAACAAGTATCGCATCAAATCCGGCAATAATACCATTTGAAAGAACCGTAACAGTTGATATTAACAAGATAGGATTGAGTAATACCCTAGAAAATGGTGCTGATTCTTTTGGTCAGAACCAAACTGGCAACCCTAACACTTTTTGGACTAATACTTTGCCTGGTCAAGTATTAGATATCGCCTGTTATCTTCCCTGAGTAAACAAGTTTAGACTCTCAAAGGTTGGCATCCGTCGCCCAACATGGGAGTCTTCCTCAGTTAACCACCAATTGCAAAATGATTTTACTTTGTGGTTATTTGCGATCGCCTCCAATTCCTTCCAGAATCCAGGGCAAAGCAACTTGTCAACTTCGGACTGATACCAAAGACTCGCCTCAATGAAGTGGATTTGGATACTATTGAACATCCCAATTAGTTCAGGAAGTTGAGCCAAAACTACGGGTGCATTATAGGTTTTCATGTGAGTTTGAACTCCCATTTCTACGGGAAAACCAGAGGCTTTCAACTCAAGACAGATGTTAGAGACTGATTCCCACTTTTTGAGTAAATGGGGTTTAAATTCTCCAACGATTAATTTAGCTTCGGGATTGGCTAAATGCGCGGCTTCAAAATATCGCTTTAGGTTGTCTATTTTGTAATTAGGGTACGGGACTCCTAGGTCATCAGTAAATTCATTTATGAGTACCCATTCACTGATTACAGGGTACAAAGAAACCCGTCTAGTCACCCATTCGGCTATCGTTTCGCAACCGGAAGACGGGTCGGGTTTTTGATGCCTATGACCATATAAGAATTGACCCCGATAGATTTTATCGGGGATATCAAAAACGCTAGGCTGACCCCATAAACTCAAGTGATATCCCGCCACGACCCCATCAAATTTAGAATAATCAAGCGGAAGACTTGACCCGCAAGTAAATTTAAGCATTAGCTGGCTCCAGCCCAAACCCACCCACCGGAAAAGGCAACATACATCAGCCCAGTAGAAGTATCAAGCCACGTCTCTCTCGCACTATTGGGGGTCTTAGAAACACTTGCCGGGGTGTCAGTGTGTACGCGCATTCTGGCATCTGTCTCTACCCATGCCGTGCCGTTGTAGACATAGGTTAGGACTGAATCATAGTTATTGACCGCCCCATTCTCTTGATATATCCAACGGGTTCCAATCGCAGCCGCCCCCGTTGGCGTGGTAGTGGCAACAACTGTAGAATCTCTGGATATAAACCATCTACCTCCGCCCGTGGCAGTGTAGCAACTTTTACTATTTGCTGTTGAAGTCGTGTCGGTTTTAGCTAATGCTAACCAAACTTTTTCGGCAGAAGCATAGAAGACAATTCCATCTTCTAAATCAGTAACACTTAAAGCCACAATCGCGGCTATATTCGCCTTTGAACCCATCCAAGGCATTATCTTAAATCTCCGCTATAGTTATATTCGATAATACAGGAATAAAGTTAGGGATTGCCCCGTTCCAATCTTCTAAAACTTCAGAGTTCCAACCATCGCTAGAATCCCAAAATAAATTAACAGGGGTATCGGTAGCAAAAGCCTTAACCTCTGTTAATGCAGGAGCGAGTAACTTGGTTTGAAGTTGGAATGGAAAACCCCGATCTATCTTAGCATTTACCATAAAAGGTTTTAAGCTAAAGTAGGCATCCGTTACAGAAAGATTGCTAACTATTCCTCCGATAATCATAGTATCAGTGGCAGCCGTGAATAGAAGTTTTTGCCCTTCTATTCTTTGGTTTAGGTTCGTTGCGATCGCCATATTTTGTTAGCATTTAGAACTGTTTATATTATATAATAAAACAATAGTTTTGTGCTGATTAAATTATGATTAATACTCAAGAACTAGAGAATGCGATCACCATTGTGGAAAAATGGTTAATCCCTCAATTCCTAGGAAAGAGGGCAGTATTTATCTATCCCTCTAAAGCTCAGAAGGATTTGGGATTGAGTGAAAAAGTATTTTGGTTTGCAATTTTTACTTTAGTTGAGCAGCAGAAAATCAGCTTAGGTGAAAACGATTACATGGCAATTTATCCGGCTGCAATTGTATTGACATAGAAAAATTATCCCCACGATGTTTTGTCACACCTGGGGACTTGAGTAAACCTATATAACAGGCTACTAATGGACAAAGATAACACGGAAAAATATAACCCGCGCTGCTTAACTTGCGGTGGGAAGATGTGGAAGTCTGGGATAACGCCAACCGGAAAACAAAAGTATTTCTGCAATCCCTGTTGGTTACGGAATCGAAAATCCAATGAAGCCAAGAAAAACCCGCCATGTCCAAAGTGCGGACACAAGATGAAAAAAAACGGGGTTCATTCGGACGGGAGGCAGAAGTGGCGCTGTACACCCTGCGGAGCGTCCCAAATTTCAAATCCCAAACCAGAGGGGCGACCGAGAATCCATGAGAAAATCACGACCTCAGACCCCAAGCCCGTAGGGAGGCCGAGAATCTATCCAGGTCGGAACCTGACCGATGCCGAATCATATCTCAGACATAAGAAGAAAAAAGCTATGTTGGCACTCAGGGAAAAGTTTGGGACTGATTAAATTGTTATAATAAGCGTCCCCGCAATGTTTCTGCATTCGGGGACGTGAGTTCACCTAGTACCGAGGTTCACTAATGAACAATATTATCGCATCGAGGCTTATTCTAGCTGGTCTATTGAGTCAGGGAATTAAGCGATCGCCACATAACAACCAAAAGGCACGGAGTTGAAACCCGTGTTTTTTGGTGTCTAATCCAGTCCTAAAAAGAATTTTAGGTTAATGCTTGACAAATCTAAAACCCGTATGATATAAATAGATCAAGGTAAAAAACACACACAGAGAACATAACACCATGAACACGCAAACGACTCCCAACGGAAGCATCATCAGTAAAATCACATGGAATCACACATTCGGTTGTCAGAAAGGTGTTGCAACCTTAGCTAATGGGGAAACACTAAAAGTGTGGCGTGGTGGTTATGAACCATGGGGTCAAGGTTGGCTACCGTGGGATGATGAAGATGCGGAAAAAGTAAGAAAGTGAAGTCTAAATACATCGGTCGGGGTGGCTCCTACCCCGGCACTGGCAGAAAGCCGATAGGTGACTCTAAACGGGTTAAGACCTCGTTTGGCATAGAACCTGAGCTACTAACCAAACTAGATACCCTGGTAGCTCAGGGAGAAGGGTCACGGAGCGATATTGTAAACAATCTGTTACGGGAAAAATAGACCATGAAAATTCAATTTAGGGATAGTTTAGGTTGGTATTGTCCGGGTTATCCTTGGTGCGATCCAGACGAAAAGCTGTTAGCTGAATGGACGGACGATATTAAAACTTACAATCGAAAAGATGTAAGGATTGTAAGTAAATAAAGATTCAAAAAGCCTAGAGGTTGAATCCTAGGCTTTTTGCTATTTCACCCTACACCGCCAAAACATCTACAACGGATTCAAACCATTGCAAATGTTGACGGGTTGCGTCCTTAATACCTTTTTGCGCTGCGAGTAACAACTTAGAAAATTCTGATCCTTTTGACGTTGGCAACCAAGCCGGATCTTTCCCGTGAGGGTTTGGGGTTTGCAATCCATTCTCAGATAGGAGTTTGTTGACCCGTTGCGCTGAGTGTTTAATTCCGGTGCGCTGCTCTAGGATTAATCCGAGTTCGGTGGGCGTGAGAAGTTTTTCCGATGTCTCAATGACTAATTCCTTTTTTAAGTCTTCAGCCGAGGGACGGAGCGCCGGATAATATTTAGCGACGTGATTAGCTGCGGACGCTGCAATCATACTCTGATCCAAACCCGCGATATTTAGGATGACAGAGACAAAATCAGCAATATCGCGCGGCGTGGGTTGGGATGAGACTGTTTGAGTTTGGGCGGATTCTGATCTAAGTTGTTTTAACTCCCGTTCACACTCAAGGAAATAACGCCGGATCTCTTTGCCCTTGCCACTAGGTAACATCATTCCCATTTCTTTGAAGGTGTCCACTGTCAGGTAGATTTTATCAACGGGTCGCCCTGTTTGGACTTTTTCATAAATTTGTGCAAAAGTCCAATCTAATCCTTGATCAAAGTTTTGCTTGAGTTTTGCGACTAACTGCCGTCGAGTGGTAAGACTTCCATCCTTAGTCCGACAGTCCCACCATTGCATCGCGTCATCAAAGTCAACGGGAAACTCAATGCTAGAATCAATTAAGGTTAGAGCCAATTCTTTGTTAAAGTTATTCATTGTGATACCTCTGAATCAGGTTTACAGCCCTTGGATGTTTCAGCATCGCGAAGGGCATTTACTATTAATATTATATCACAATCAATATTAATTAATCTGGCAATCTTCCGATTAACTTAGGTTCAATTCCTGTTAGTTTGGAAAATCTTTGTAAGATAATTTCACAGTATGCTTCGCTCAACTCAAATCCGTAAACTGTGCGATCGCCTCCTGATTTCTCACCAGCAATAATATCCGTCCCAGACCCTAAAAATGGAGAATAAATAATCCCATCATCGGGTGAACTACTTTTATAAATTCTAACAATCATATCAACGGGTTTGGGTGTGGCGTGACCCCATCGCTCCTCACCCTGAACTCTGGGATATTCCCAAACATCGGTCATGTTTTCATGGGTATTATTGAAATAGGCACGGGTGGCATAATATTCCTTTTTAAGTTTATCATATTCCTTTTTAAGTTTATCATATTCCTTTTTAAGTTTATCATATTCCTTTTTAAAAGCGTCTATATTATTTTGTTGGCAGTAGTCTTGTAGTTTTTTGTAGTCAATTTCAGTAATTAAACCAAAATAGCTTTTTGAAAAATGGTGTTGGCTTTTATTTGTGCTTCCTAATATTCTTTCATAATCGCTTCTCTTGTTTGATATTTTCAATCTTTCATTATCTAAATAACTTCTAATAGGCTCAAATGCCTCAAAATAATTATCAGCATTATTATTAAATCCCTGCTCACCAACCATAAAGAAAAGTACAACTTCATAACCGTGTGGGTAACTTCTCATTTTGTCGCTACCAATAGGGCTTCCACACGGCCCCGCAGACGGTGGTTTATTCCAAATAACTTGACTTCTGAAAGTCAACCTTTCCGAATCACTCAACCCGCCTTTATACCATAACCGCCATAAATCTTCAGCATTTCCCCAAATATAAAAACTGCCATTGTCTTCTACATTCCCACGGCAAGCCCTAATCCATTTCATCTGAAAATCATCTAGCTTTTCTCGGTAGAGGTTATCATTCAGAACCCCGTCCTTTTCTTTGCCCATTCCATAAGGTGGGTCAGAATGGACTAATACAGCCTTGCCATCCCCCAACAAAGCCCGAACATTCCCTTCAATAGTAGAATCACCGCAGCTTATTCGGTGGCGACCTAACTGCCATATTTCACCCAACTTAACCCTAGATTCAATCTCATCAACCTTATCCAGAAGCTCGGCTATTTCTTCCTCATCTTCCTCTTGCTGTTCAGTCGAGTCAAACCCTTCACCCTTGCCCAACTGTTCCAACAATTCATTTAATTTATAATCAGGGAAGAACTCACTCAGATCAACTTCCTGAGCTAAATCATTTAAAAGATCAAAGTCCCATGTACTGAAATCCGAGGCAGTATTATCAGCGATCGCATATTGTTTCCAATCCGACTCTGACAACCCTTTACGCTTAACAGCAACAATCGTATTACCATCGGCTTCTACAACCAAAACCTTCTCAATCCCTAATTGACCCGCTTCCTCAAAAGTTCCATTCCCCGCACGGATAACGTCATTTTCATCAATAACAATGGAACGGCAAGCCCCAAACTGTTCTAAGGATTTGGAAATCACCTTAGCTGATAACGGCGTTCTTTTGCGGGCATTATTCGGATCGGGAGTTAGTTTGCTGATATCTGTCTCAGTAATTTTAGGTTTACTCATAAATTAGTTTGCAATAAGACTTTTAACCATGTTAACTTTAAAGTGTTGTTATTGCGTCACCATGCGCTAAATAAAACTATTGCTTCAGTACCAAACATTGAAAGGATCAGGGAAGCGGTCAGGGAGGTTATTGAGAACCCTTACCTGAATAACCGAGAGATTGGTAGGCGGCTTAACATCTCAGAAACAAATTTAAGGCGATGGAAAAAACTACCTATTTGGGAGCAAATCAGACATGAACTCCTAACCGAACGGGCAGAAACAATTAAGGCAACAATAGAAAAGGACAGAATGGCTTATCAACAGGATTTAGAGGAAAAACAAAAAACATGGCAAGCGTTCAGGAAAGCCCTAGAGACTAACGGAGCATATTCCCTCACCCTTTCCAACAATGCCTATAAAGCTGCAAATAATGAGCAAGACTCCCTAAAGGCTTGTTCTAAAGCCACCAAGTCAGGAGCGCAAGTTCACTCCCGAAATGGGATGGAAGTTTTGAAGACTTTGGCAATGGTAGATGATCAACTCTATCAAAACAAGGTATTGATTGAATACTTTGAAAACCTTGAAAAAGAACAAACTCAAGAAATCTCAGAAGATTAATTATGCCTAATTTTGAAAGTGTTTTAGTTTTCCTGTTATTGTCTCTTGGTTTAAGATGGTTTTTGTTTAAGTACAAATTGCTTGATAGGATTAGGGAATCACTTAAACAGAAACACCAACTTTTTAGGGAGTTGTTTAATTGTCCATACTGCCAGACATTTGAGAGTTCCGTGCTAGTTTATTTTGTTCTGGGAATGCCATTTAGTCCCGTTACAGGGATTCTTGCGGGTTTATTTAATGCTTATGTTTCGGTGTCGATTGAGAATATAATTGAATCCCAGATAGAGGAGTTAGAGGGAAATTTTAAGACTCCTAAAACTTTGGAGATTCCCGACTACAAAACCCCAATTGAAATATTTAACTTAGGATCTAAATAATGGAAAGAATTGAACTATGCTCAAACAGATGTTGTCCAACCCTTGCTAAACTTGGGGATTTATGGATTATAAATGATGATTATGGTGGGGAGGTTAAATTGACACCTGATCAGCTTGATAATTTAGTAAAAGTTAAGTTGAAATATGAAAAAGATTTGGCATCTACAAGAATGATTGAAACTGAAAAGGCACGGGAAAATGGATTACTTATTCAATCCTAAAACTCAACGCTACCATTACAAACAGGGTGCGGGTCGGGGTCAGTTTGTACCCGCCACTGCCATTAAGTTTATGATGGAGCGCAACATTGAGGCGACACAGGGGGATATTAAGACCATTGGGGAATTATTGGTCAATGGTAAAATATCCCTCTCAACTTGGGAAGAAATGACCGCGATCGCACTCAAAAACTTGCATATTCAATCATACCTACTTGGTCGCGGTGGTAAAGGTTCTATGAATCAACGGGACTATGGATTAATTGGCAATCGACTCAAAAAGGAATACAAATATTTGAGGGAATTTGCTAAGGAAATCCAAACTACCGGAGTTAGCAAAGCTGATTTCTTTAGGCGATTAGAGATGTATAGCAACGCCGGATCAGGTCAACACGAAAAAGCCCGAACTGAAGGACACAAGAAAGCGGGTTATTCTTGGGAACGTCGGGTCAGGACTAAAACTGAGTCGTGCCAGCCGTGTCTAACTTTTGAGGGCATGGGGTGGCAACCTATAGGAACACTCCCAAATCCCACGGAACAATGCGAGTGCAGGTCTAATTGTGGGTGTTATAAGAAATTTGCCAAAGAAAAACCGCGAGATTTTGTCAAGCGGTTTGGGACTTTTGACTGTGCTAACTTTTCAATACTTATGAAAAAGTTAGGGTGACAGCCGCCGTTGTGCCACCAAGTACAGCCTCGCCCGATGTGGGTACAATGGCAATGGTGGCAACTTCGGGAGTTCCCGCAAAGGTGAAAGTTAAAACCCCAACAGGGGCTAACTGACCGTCGGCTCCGCGAGAAGAAACGATAATTTCTTGGGGGTTATTTTTATCAACATGAACAGCCATAATTTAACCTAGAATTGATTTAATCTTATTATATTAGAAAATCACTATGTTCACGACTTCGACTACTCAAAACACAAGAATCGGGTTCCCTCACCCCACGCCAGAGGAAATGCTAAAAATTAAAAAGTTTTCCAATGCCGAACCCCATCAAGTTGTGGTAGTGGAAATCACCGCAGCCGACAATTTGATGAATCGAGGGCGGGGTAAATGGTCTAAAGATTCCCTCTTGAAATTAGCAATGTTAGCACCGGGAATTACCGTTACTTTAGACCATGACTGGGAAAATATCAATAAAGTTCAGGGGCGGGTTTTTGATGCTAAGTATGAAGAAGAAGAACCGCCGTACAATGAACTGGCAAAAGCTGGAAACTTCGAGTTAAACAGTTGGATTGTTGGGGATGAAGGCTATGCAAAATTAGAGTTAAAAGCCATTATCCCCGTTGATTCCCCTATCTTGGAATCCCTTTGGTTGGGAACAATTAGTTACGTTTCACTAGGAAATTTCACAATAGAGGATCTATGGTGTCCGTTGTGCGACTGCTCATTTTATGACGCAGCTTGTCCCCATCTTATCCCATCCCTAGTAGAACCAGATACCGAAATAACAGCCCCATTTTATATCAGGAAAGGCTCTAAAGATTTGGGAGAAGTTAGTCTAGTTCTAATCCCAAATCTACCAGGTGCTAAGGTTGAGCTACCAGAAAATTATGATCATTGATAGAACCAATCAATTTATTGATAGAACCAATTAATCGGATGATTGACAACCTTGGCTATCCTCTCAAGCCGATCACAAGATGGGACTGACAGGTCATGCTCATATCTATGAATACTCAATCGGGCAATATCTGCCCTTTTCCCTAGCGTTTCCTGGGATAAGTTGGCTCGGTTTCTGGCAATTAATATCAATTCTCCTAAGCTAAATTCGTTTATATTATCCTCGGAGCCACTAGGAATATTGTGGCTTTTGGGCTTCGTTTGCATACCTACCCCCTCAATCTATATCACTTCTGAATAAATTGTATCACTTCGCTTAAACGCTTGGGATAAACTCAGAATTGCATACCTACCAATCTTAAAATGAAGCGTGCCTTAAATATATTAAAGGATACGTTTTCTGATAGTGAGTCGGGAGTGGAACAAGATGCAATCAAGCGTTTAAATGCTGCAAAGCAAAAACGCAAGACCGATCAAGCTCCCAAGCCAGAAGACCTTCCAATTGAAAATCCAACTATGGAAAAACCGAGTTTAATTGTCGGAAAAGATAATGCTGAAAGTCCAGTAGATGTTCCCGTTATTCAACCCCAAAAAGATCCTGTGATTGAAGTTGGGGAAGACGGAAAAACTGTTGAACTTGATATGGTGGCACTAAGATCCTTGATTCAGCAGAAAGAAAAAGCGCAAGCTGACAAGGATTCTGTGATTATTCAGCAAGCTCTTGATGAACTTAAAAAAGCCAAAGAAGAAGCTGAACAAGTTAAAGATCAGTTGATTGAAGCTGAAAAAAGACATCAAGAAAGTATTAAAGAGGAGCGCAAAAAAACAGCAGATTGGACTCGGATTTTTGCTGATACAGGCTTTGATTTAAACGTTGTAGATCAAAACGTTCAACAAATTCAGTCAGATTATAAACCCTCACCTTATCTGCAAGTAGAAGGTCGGACTCGCTCAATCTCAGGGCTTGATGCCTATAGAGAAGTTAAGCGTATCCTGGAAAGTAAAGCTGATTGTCCTCTGTCTACTGCTGTTAATCCCTTGTCGGGTGAGATTGTAGAGTTTAAAGATACAGGAAATTTGGATAGATTTGTTCGTCAAAATAGAGATTCTATTATTGATGGATTGGATCAACAAATGAAGCGTGGCGGTTTGTTGCAAGGGCGAAATTCAGATAATACCAGCCCTACAACTATTTCACCGTTTTTCCTGGAAACTTTAAGCGCGCTGACTCGCGTCAACCACTCTCCTGCTTTTATCTTCTGGCAATTTGCAAATCGCAATATTTCCTTGGGATATAACGTCGGAGACACGATTCAAATCCCCCGAGTTAGATATTCTGCTTCGGCAACTTCTACTAATGCTTGGAAGTTAGATCCTTTAGTAGATATCACTGCCACGAATCAAGCTATTGAGGCGGGTCACGTCAAAGCGATTTTAGAGGAGTATGGTCTAGGCAAGGATGCTACCATGCCACCCCTCACCGTTGCTGAGTTCTATATGCGGACTTCCTTGATGGATTTGATGCCATTCATTGAGCGCAACCTTGGCTATAACTACAATCAGTTTGAAGACTTACTGATTCGTGAGCTATGGGGTGGTACTACTCGGATTGTCTACAACGATAACGGTGTTGTGACAACGACCGTAGGCAACGTGAACGTGGGTGACAGTGGATTGCTTAATCTCACTTTCTTGACCAACCTCTATGCTTACTGCTATGGGAGTCTCCAAATTCCCCCGCTTGATGATGGGCATTATATTCTAGTGACTAACCCATTCTCGGCTGCGGCACTGACCAATTCCCTACAAGAGAATAGTCGGTACACCTCCCGTGTGGCGATGAATGATTTAACGTCGCTTCTGAAACAGACCACGATGAATGATTTGGGAAGAACAGACGGATATCAGTTCAGCGTTGCCAACTTCCACATCTTTGTGTCAAACGCTTTTGGTGCAGGAATTGTAGGTACTGAGGGTGTGCAATCCGAGACTACCGGAGCGGGTGCTAAAACCACTCGGTCATCCTTTGTCGCAGGGCGTGACACCATCGGGCGTTCAATCGCCATGCCGTTTACCATTAAACGAGCCAAAGAAGACGGTTTTGGACGGATTAACCGATTCATCTGGAACTCGTATGAATGCGCGGCTGCTTTGGATGTAGATCCGGCTTCTAATCCCCCAATGTCTAACGATCAACAATTAAGAGTTGTTGAAGTTCGGACTCTTGACGTTGCTATTTAGGAGCATAAATAAATGGCAAGTTCAGAGAAAGAACCCATCAAGGAAACAATTTTAGATCCGGTACCAACTCAACCCAAAGCGGAGCCAAAACCGGAGACTAAAAAACAAGAAAAAGTCCAGGGCATTAAGCCTATTTATCCAAAATACGCTGGCTATTCCTGTCCCGTTTGTGGGTCAAAAAGACTGACGGATGATTCGGGAAAGTATATTTGTCCTGTCACCCCAAAACCATCTGATTGTCCGGTCAAATAGGGGGATTAAATGCCCTTTACTTTAGAGGAAAAATGGGAAGTTTTGAGAATTTTACAAGTTGACATTTCCGAAGAAACGCCTGTAATGACTCTACTAGAAACCTTAGAAACTCGCTCTGAGGCTTGGGTTCAACAAACCCAAAAGCTAATTCTTAGAATCAAAGATTTTGAGGATAAATCAGACGAAGCGGCTACAGGATTAACCCGAGTAGATGTCATTGAATGGAAAGAACATCGCAGGTGTGACATCGGTTATCACTTGGAAAAACTCAGACGAGAATTAGCCAAAACAATCGGCTACAAATCAATCTCTCAATTCAATCCCTTCTCAATAGGAGAAGATAATAATGGCTACAGGATCTTTTACCAATCTCGCTGCTCAGAAATATCTCGATCACATTTTTGGAGGCAATTCTAAAAGTTCACATTCTCCCTATTTGGCAGCGTTTATCACTACCCCATCGGTTAACGGCCCTGGGTCTGAACCTGCGGGCGGGGGATATAACCGAGTAGCACTGAATGGCACTTATTTTAGCGACTCAACAACGGGAACAATTACCCAGTTACTTGATATTACCTACCCCCGTGCCACCGCTAATTGGGGTCAAATTGTCGGATTCGGTTTGTTCGATTCGTCTGTAGCGGGGAACTGTTACGTCTTTTGGCACGCCGAAGACGTTGAGACAATAATGGTACGCGATCGCCTAATCGTACTCGCAGGGGGATTGAATCATACCTTTATCTCTGGACTGTATAGCAATTATCTCAAGAATTTAATCTTGAATGACTGCTATAACATCAGTCCGATCCCCGTGTTCCCGACTATTTACGCAGCCCACTACCTGACAGCACCAACAGCAACCGCAGGGGGAACTGAACCCACGGTAGGGGGTTATACGCGTCAAGCTGTAGCCAATAGCGCAGTGAACTTTTCGCCGTGGTCAGGGGGTGAAAAACTCCTAAGCTCGGACATCTTGTTTCCTCTGGCAACAGCTAATCAAGGAACTCAGACCCATTTCGGTTGGCATGATTCTCAAACGGGCGGTCAATTTCTCGCAGGGGGTGCTTTGGATGTTGCCAAGGCTATTGATCTCAATGATCAATTCAAATTCCTAGCGGGTGAGATTACCCATACCTTAATTTAGGAGGGAATTATGCCACTAATTTTAGGTTCGGCAACAATTCCGGTGGTTAGTCAAACCGCAGAAGTCGCGGCTCTGGATTTGGTAAGGGAGCGCGGTGCCTTAATCCGAATGGATGCAGTCACCCAAACAGCATCCGCAACTACAGGGCGTGATCGTTCCCCTTTGATAACAACGGCTTTTAGTTTGTTAAAAATAACTATTAACAAATATGAGCGACACAGACACGGGCTTTCTACTATCAGTCCAGAGACAGCAACCTCCGTAGTCCCTTGGGTGTTTTCTCCATCTGTTCCTGCTCCCACTGTTGAATTATTTGTTGATGATTTGTTGCCAATTAGTGAGTCAACAATTAAACGGGGAAGCAGTTTCAATTTGACTTATATCTTGACAGGATATCGTCTGGGATATTTGTTTGCTGAGTTTGAGATTTTAACACTAGGAAATACACCCGTTATTAGTAAAAAAGTTGAACTAATGCCCGGTGGGATTTCTGAGGATGACACCACAATTTTAGCCAATGGAGAGGAACAAATCATTGGGACTGTGTTCATTCTCCCTCACGAAACCCAAAATATTCCAGGGGATGAGTGCAAATATTCCTTTAGAGTTGGCAATCAATCAACCCGAAAATATCAACCTGTTTGTGGTTATTTGAGGTTTGATTGCGATGGTTGAATCTTTGCTTGATATGAGTTTCAAGTTTGAAAGAACTGGTCAGGGTGTTAATGACAACGTTAATCCTGAGTTCCCTAGACAAGATACCGTGATTTTAAAGGGAACTATAACCGGGGGAAGTTTAACCGGATTAGTGGTTAAAGGAACTCTTAAACTTGTTCCTCAAAATGTTGTTATCGCATCAAAAACCATCACCGCAGGGGTGACAATTGTTGATGTTAATAACTTCGTGAAAAAGGTAACTGTAATTATTGCAGACCCCGAAGACTCGGAAGGTTTAGAACCTGGGCAACAATTTGTTTTTGATGTTCAGGCAACAACAACCGGAACACCCCCAATCGTTCGGACGGTTAAAGGTAGATTCAAAATTACCGAAGACTACACATTAACCGTTCCAACTCCCACACCTTAATCAATAATAGGAGAACAAAATGTCAACAAATAAACCGTTTTACTTAGCAGGAACTCAAGGTGAAGGTACACGGATCTGGGTTGCACCCGTACCCTGTTCTTTGATTGCACCTCAATCTGGCACTTTCACTGTAGCAACAGGGGGAGCGGAGGCGGGGGATACCTCAATCCCCATCACGGCTGCAACATTTCTAACCCGTCCCGAAGTAACTTCCCCTTTCCTGCTGTTTAAAGACTCAGTTACAGGTGAAGAAACCTTGGTAGAGGTTAATGGAAATATCACGGCGGGTGCTACATCGATCACGGTCAAAGCATTACCCAAAAACATCACAGCCGCGTCAACTGCGGTATGGCCGACTAAATTGGGCGGGCGGTCAACGGTCAACAATAGTTCTGAAGATGACGAAACCGAACTGGAAAACTTTGATAACGACGGATGGAGAGACTATGCTAAAACTTCATTAGGTCAAACCATCACCACAACGGGGATGTTTATGAACCTTGATGCAGGTTATATGAACGTCAAAAAAGCAAGGCTGCAATATCAAGTCGGCGCACCTGGAAAAGTATTTTTAAAAGTAGCTTACCCGACCCCAACTTGCCCTGGTGACACCGCCTATACTTCTGGGTTTATTTATTCAGGAATTGCTAATATTACCTCTGATCCGATTGAGTCATCTTCCAAAGGAATCATTATGGGGAATATTGACTTTAAATATTGCGGTATCGTTACCGTAACCTTTAATGGATCTCCATTAGTTGTAACAGTTTAATAAAGGGAGTTTACAAAGGATTTATTATGGGTTTACCGTTTTTTCTTCAGTCAAAACGTAGCAATGAAAGCTATGAAGAAATTCAGGGGGTGAAGTTTTTTGTCCATAAAGGTGAGAAGGGTAAAAACGCTTTACTCGCTAGTGAACAAGCTAGAATTGACGAGGTTTCCGATAAATTTTCCCCTGGTTTTACCTTGGTGGCAAAGTTAGCTCGGACTATTGCCGAAGCCGAAAAAATCAAGCTCACAAAAGCCTACGAAGTCATTACTTCATCATCAGAAGAAAATGACAATAGTGAGATTGACTATCAGGAGATTCGGCTAAAATACGCTTCTGATATTGGGGAGATGTCAGTACAATTAGATCGGGAATCATCTGCTAAGAAAATGGCAGTTTGTACCGTTGCAATTGCTAATCGGTGTTGGCAATCCCTAAAGGATGAATTTGATTTGTTGTCAGATGACAGCCCTGAACGTTCCTCTCTATTAGGTGCGATTCAAGAGATTAAGAAATGGTCTGATTCTGATACCGAAAATCGGTTGAGTTGGGGCTACATTGAGGATGTTTGGGCTTTTATTGAACGGCAACGGAACGGCGGTAAAGACCCCGACGCTGTGACAACAGAAGCCAAGGAAATCACTGAGGAAGATATAAAAAAGGCTTCCGAAGAACCAGTAGAACTGATTGGGGAGAAATCTATTGGAGAATCCAAAGGCTCTGGCCGTCAGAAATCCGATTCAAGTCAGAAAACTTTGGCAACCAGCCAGTCTGGTTGATCCTTAACGCTTTAGAGTACGGGGAGAAATTCGAGAGGGAGCGATTACACTTTGAGGAAATTGCAATCGCTCAACTCTCATCCCTTCTCTATAGATTTAACGTCACGAAACCCCCCTACAAAAGCACTGAGGATTTCTGTTTCTTCAAATCCCAAGATAAGAAATTCTCAACGGCTTGCTGCAACACATTCCAGTCATTGTTAGACTCTCAAAAAATTCCATCATGGGCTATTCCTGAGATGCCCTCGATGGAATTATTAGAGGGAGTTACGGATGGCAAGGCTAAACCTCCTAGGGCATTTATCGCGATGGGAATACTATTGCTTTGTCCTGAGATTATTAATCTTGAGTGGGTACAATGCGACATCGCGGTATTTGATTCCCATATCAAGCCAGGGGTTCATGTTGTCTATGACTGCGACACCCGCCAAGCCTATCGAATTGAAATTCCTGAAGATGCCAAAAACTATGAAGTTAACTTGGCTTGTGAACTAATCAGAGAAGGGGCTATTTATGGTTAGAAAAAGTTACTTTTTGCCACATCTGGACAGGTATCTACTGAAGGCGACTCTATATGTAGAGGTTGCCAGTGATAGCTTAACAACAGACAACCTAGGCAATATAGTTCCCTCTAGCCATAAACAGCCCTTTATCTGTTACCTCAAGGAGACAGGTTCTAAAGGGGATTTGAAACAACAAAGACCAGGGGGAATGGGATTATCTCAAAGCTATATGAAAGGCTACCTTGTGGAGCCAATGGTGTTTCCTGATAGCGTTGTTTTACCTTGCGAGTTTGACGCAGAAATTGACGGCAAAAAGGGGAAGTTTTCAGCTAATATCCATAATCAGCAACCCTGGGAAAAAGGATATACAGGGACTAAAATTGAGGGGTGGTGGATTGATAGTTGAGGTTTTATGAGTATTAAAATCAACAAATCTGCATTAAATAAAGTTTTAAAAGCCGTTGACGATGCTTTCGCTGAGGTTGTCGTGGCTCTTGATAATGAATTTCATGCTGTGATAGAAGATCCTAACGAATTTTCTGATCTAGGGTTAGATAATCAGGATATTATTGACACTGGGCGTTTTAATAATTCTCAGATTTTAAACGTTTCAAAACAGGGCGGTAAAACTGTTGCTAATTACGAATGGAACCCTCACAGTCCCGAAACTGGAGAACCCTATGCAGGACGGATTTTGACGGGCTTTAGAGCTTATCGGGTCGGGCGTTGGATACCAGGTCGGGACTGGACAGAACGGGCGGTCAGGAGGTTAGATCCGGTAGAGATGTTTGAAAATGAGTTAAGATATTTATTGTAAATAACTAAAGAAATTCCAATGGAACTAACAGACAAGCGACTAGAAGAGATGGTTGACGCTATCTATGGAGAAATAAGGAAAAAAATACCTCAGATAACAAGTCTAAATATTGAGTCTTTAGTCAGAAATTTAATAGCTGCTACAATCTCATGGCTTGAGGTTCAGGGCTACTTAGATATAGAGAAAATCAATAAGTAGAGTCATCCTACTCAGATCCCTCTGTATTTACTGTCACAACCTCCCATAAACATTTAGAGCATTTCCACGTTGGCTCCTGACTTTTCCAGTCTGTCAGTGCTTTTGGTTTTGCTAAACCAATAAATTCTAATTCTCCTTCTTTGCAGACAGGGCAAATACCCTCTGAAATAAAGGCTTGTTGCGTCTCGTTTGCAAAGTTGTCCATTTTGATGAATTATGGGAATTAAATAAACTTATTAAATGATATAATAAAAACCCCTCGCGGTGCGCTTAACACCCAGGGGAAGTAATCATCAAGAGGAAATGACCACATGACTAATATTATCAGAGCAGAGCGTACATCCGTCAAGTTTTGTGAAGGTGTCGAAGTTGATGGGTATAGATTACCCGATGGAGAGTTTAGGGTTGGAAAAGTTGGGGCTGCGATCGCCGTTGGATACGCAAAGAACTATTTAACCGAGGTAGAGAAAAAGTCACCGAAACAGCTAAAAGCCCTACAGGTTTAATTCCTGCT